CAGGTTTATTAGCTTCGTTAATATTCGGTAATGGTTTATCTATAGTGGCCATTTGGCTATTCTACCTTCTTTTAAATAATGATTCAACACCTGACTCGCTGATATCAGGTATTTTAATTACTGTCAAACTTACATCTTCATTAACAGGACCTCCATCAGCCATTTTAGTCTCTGGCTCACGTTTCAAAATTTCTATAATTTCATCTGCAGATTTACCTGCATCTTTTAAACCAAAAGCCTGTTCAATAGCTGCAATAGCTTCTGCTTTTCTTTGTAAGTTTGTATCATTGCCTACCATTTGTGCCATTTCATCAGGCATACCTGGAAACTTAACTTTAAGCGCTTCTGGTGTTAGTTCCTCGATAGGAAGTTTATCAACTTCTATTTTTAAACTTTGTCTGTAATAATCATCCGTCTGTGGTCCACCATATTGTTGCATTGCGGTTAGCTCATCTGCTTCATCAGGAGTAAACAATCTAGAGTCACCAGACATTTCAGCTTCTTCAGCTTTCTTTTCTAAAAATTTTTTTCTACCTGATTCTCCTGGTTTAGGATCTAATCGGCCAGCTTTGTAATCTACAAACATTTGAGCTTCATAAGCTTTTTGATCTTTTAAAATTTGATTTGCGCTCTCAAGAGTGCCATCAAAATCATAATATTCTTCTGTTGGATCTAAACCAAATTCATCTGCAAAATCTCTAATCTCATCATCAGTCATTTGTTTCTTTTTTCCTTTGGCTAATTTTGCAAGTGCAGCAATACCATCTTTAACAAACTTACCACTTTTAAAACCTACTCTGCCACCTGCAGCATATTTTTTCTTAACAAATTTTTCAAGATTACTAATACCACCAGCTATTCCTTCTTGTTCTTCTTTACCATAAGGTCCATAAATTTCTTCAGCTTCATATAATTCTTCTACCGTTCTACCCTTTGTAGTTTCATCTGCTGTTTTTCCTATTGCACCCATTGCTCTGGTACCTTCATCTGTATCAAAATATACAGAAGTTGTTCCATCACCCATATTGACATCAACCATAATGTCTGACCTTTCTGGATGCGTAAAAGTTTGAATTCTATCTTCTTCTTTAATTAAAGTTCCTTCATCCATAACTTTTTTGATTACAGAGTTAAAAAAGTCCACACCTCTACTTGCAACTTGTTCAATACCTTCACGCGCACCTTCGGTTTTAAATACGTTTACATATTTACCAATAGCGGGTGCACTAGCTAAAGCAATTAATCCTTTTATAAAACTTCGTCTATTCATTTTTATTCAATAAGTTGTATATCATACCTTCGTTATTTTTATAATTCTTATATGCATCATATCCTGTCATTCCCAATCCTAATGCTAGTCCAGGTAATCCTAAAAATCTAGATGCTCCCGCAATCATTTTTGGACTCATACCCATTCTTAAAATTTGTCCTGTAATACCTGGTCTTGCTGCACCTACGTTACTTAAGTTAAAATAATTCTTTGCACCTTCTAACATTGTTCGTTTGGGTGCATTTCTTACAACTCCAGAAAGTTTTGATAAGGGTTCCATTAATGAAACACCTAATGCTGGTCCTAATGGATCAGTTAATACTTCTGTCATTGTTTCACCTTCGTCTAATCTTTTACCTGCAACAGCTCCTTCAAATAAACCTGTAACTAATGGCGTTCCAAAAGTTGTAAGCACAGGTCTTAGTGCACCACTAATTCCTAATGTAGATCTAATTTTACCTCTACCTAATTTTCTTGCACCTTTGTAAGCTCCGGGTATTTCTTCTGCAGCAAATCCTAAAGATGTTCCTGCTGCAACTTTTATTGGGTTGTCCTTGACGTATTCTAAAATTTGATTTTGATCTGCTTTTTTATCATCAGTAGCATTTACAATTGATCCTACTGTAGCATCATATTTAAGTGGTACAGATGGTAATTTTTTAGCTTCTTCGGTAACACTAAATTGTTGTTTAACTTCTGATTTCGATGTTTCTCCAGCATTAGCTGCGAAAGAAAGTACTCCTGCACCTCCTACTCCTAATAATATTGTTTTAAAAGCTTTGCCTACAGGTCCTGGAACTTTAGATAAACTATTAACAGCTTTACTGTTCTGTATAGCTTTAGTTCCTTGATATTTTTTAAATATATTAATTCTTTGTGCTGCGGACGTTGCATTTTTTAAAAGTCTATCTACTATGTTTGTAAATCTACTTGTTTCCTCTCCAGGTTTTGCTTTTGTTTCTAAATTAATCATTGCTTGTCTTGCCATTTCGTTTCTTGGGTTTTTGAGTTGATCTAATCTTGGTATCATTTGAGATTCTTTTAAAATAACTCTACCATCTCTTATATCAAATCCACCAATATCTGCTCCTGTTAAATCTTTAAATTCTTTTTGTATTTTTTTCATTTCTGCTTTGGCTTCTGCTTGAACTCTAGGATTACCTGTCTGCGCTCTGTTTGCTTCAGTTATAATTCTTCTATCAAACTTTTTACCTTTATATTCATTTAACTTATCTGATATAAGTTGAATTCTTAAAAAATTTTTTTTGTAGTTAGGGAAATCTCTCATTAAAGCTTTAATGTCCGTATGGTCTCCTGCCATCTTGACATCAAAACCTGCTCCAATTTTACCAAGATCATCAATTAATTTAATATCTTTTGCAGGCAATCCCAGCATTCTAGCTATTGCACTGTTGTTTAATTCTGTTTTACCTTGGCTTGCTATTTCAATTAAGTTTCCTGCAAACTTATCATTAAATCCTATTGGCTTTTTAATTGACGAATAAAGTTTAGTTTCATAGCGGCCGTCTGATGTTCCTTGATATAAACCTCCTAGTTTTTCTAATCTATTTTTTAATTGTCCTGCAGCTTTAGCTAAAGGTTGATTTGTTGCTTCAGCATACTTTTGTGATAAAAATCTAAATTTTTCTCCACCAGTAATATTGTTATCTAGGATATATCTAGAATTTTTTTTAAGAACTTTATCTAAAGCAGCTACTTGAGGATAAAGTTTAGCGTGTCTACTTACTAATTCTTTATCTAAACCTAATCTTGCAACAGCTGATTTAACAAAATTACCACTCATTTTTATATTTTGATTATCAGCAATTCTTTTTGCTATTTGATGAGCGTTGTCTATATCAGGATTTTCTTTAATAAATTTTTTAACTAGATTATCTCTAAATTTTTCTTCTTGAGGAGTATATTGACTTGTAGGATTTTTAATTATTTTTTTTATTTTACCTTCTTTCTGTAAGCTAGCCATTAATTTTTTAACATTTTTATAATCTATTTTTTCTTTTGCGTCAGAAGGATTAATAAGTTTTTCTTTAACAAGTTTTTCATAAATTTGTTTATCACTTAAAGTTTTTGCTAACTCAGCAACTCTTTTTCTAATCTTTGGAACTTCACTTATCTTTGATCCTCTATAAACAAACTCATTTGGAAATTTTGAATTAATATAATCACCCACTTGAAAAGCTTTTAAATTAACTTTAGCTTCTTTTGCAATATCTTCTAATCCACCTTTAAATAAAATTTTACCAGAATCTTTTTTCTTTTGTAAAAAGTTATCTAACTTTTTATATTCATCTCGAGCCAATACTCTTGGGTTGTTTCTATTTTCAAATTTTAATTTTGCTCCTGCTCTTTGACTTAAATTTAAATCTTTTCCCCAATCTTTACCGGGATAGTTTTTCTTAAACCAATCTTTCATTTCATCAGGTATATCTTTTGCTTCAACTTGTTTTTTAAATTTAAGTGCTTGTTCAGGCGTTGCGTATTCTGATTGTTTTAAATATTTTTTAAGTGCTTTATTATCATACCCTTTAACCCCCGCTCTAATTTCAGTTAACATAGGAACTCTGCCATTTTCTTTTTTAAATTTTGTGGCAAAATCTTTATATTTTTTTTCAGTTGCTTTTTGTCTAAGTATTTCTTTATTTTTAGTAGGATCTACTTTTTGATATGCTTCTCTGGCTCTTACCCTGCTAGCTATTTTTTGTTTATCATCCGCATTGAGGTCATTCCAATTTTTACCAAACTCTTTTTGAGCTTCGGCATTAAATAAATCTATGTATTTAGATTCGCCTAATTGACCCATTATTTCCTCCTAACGAACATTGAAGCTTTACCCACTAAGAAACAAATAGGTTCTAGAATCTTTCTATATACTCTACCAAGGGTATGAGTTTTACCTTTCATCTCTTGTTTAAGATCTAATGTTCTGTGTCTTGCTATGTGTTCTAAAGTTTTCTTAACTACTTTGTTTAGTTTGCCTTCTTCTTTTGCAAATTTAACTAATGGTAAGAAAATTTTATGGTAACCTGCCTCGTATTCTTTTGGTAAGTCTTTAGAGTGTTTTAACCAAATTTTATTTCTAAAGTTTCCAAAACCATAAGAGTCGTTCATCATCGTACAAACTATTTTAGAACTTCCTCCACTTGGGCCTGCTCCTCCCGTTACATCATTAGGATCTCTACCCATTCCTGTTTTACCAAAACCTGTATAATTTCTTCCTTTCATACTTACACCAGCTATTTCATTTCTAGCTTCATAAAGATCTTTAATTGTTTGTTTAGAAATATCTGTTTGAGCTGCTTTTCTATTTTGTATATTTGAAATTCTATTATTAATAGCTCCAACAGGTCCTCTACCAAAAGCAGATACAGCGTTGTATCCTGACATAATTCCACTTGGTCCATAAATACCACCGACTGCTGATCTACCTTGTGGGCTTAAAGCGTTATAAGCTCGTTGTGAAGTTCCATATCTTGCTGGTGCTATATTTTGAAATAAATTTCCTATTCCTCGTCCCAACATTCCTGTTAAAGATCTTTCACCTATGAAAGGTAAGTATTCTTCTAACTCTAAATCTTTTACAAAATTCCCAGCACGTTGAAACATATTTTGTGATGGTTGTATGTTAGGATTCGTAAAAGCACCTGGATCCATTTCATAATCCATACCTTGAACGTTAGTTCTTGAGATTGCGTCTCCTATTTGCGGAGTTGAAGTTGGCATATTACCAACCCTAGGATTAAAATCTTCATATCTGTTGGTTGCAAAATAATCATTAAATATTGCGTCGTCATAAAATTTTTGACTAGCATATGGATCCATTCTTGTAGATCCATCGTCCATCTTTGTGTAAACATTTTCACCCATTTTTCCATAAGCTCCAGGTGCTAATTGATCTGCATAACGTTCATCAAGATTTATTGGAGAACTTGTTATTGGTGAAGAACCATATGTCATACCTTCAGCCTCAGCTAACGCACGAAAATCTTCTGGTCTTAATTCTGCATTACCCATTTCTGTTGGAGATAAAGTAAAAAAAGCTGCTTGAGCGGGTAAACTAGCTAAAGTGCTTATCACTTTAGGAGCAAAGTTCATTATTCCTGCTCCTGTTTTTGCTACAGGACTTTGCAAAAATTTTTCATATAACTGTCTTTGCCCTGATGTACCTCCAGCTAAATTACTTGCTTTATCACCTAAATTAAAAGCTCCCGCTGAATATTTAAAGGGAGCCGTCATTTTTTGAAGAGTTGTATTTCTTGGTATTGCTCCTTTTCCCGTGTAATTAGGATCAAATCCTTTAAGGTTTTTACCAAATCCAAATGCACCTTCATCAAGAATATTTTTTCCTATTTGACCGTAAGACATATTCTTAACAGCTTGTTGAGTTGCTAGTTTTTCTCCAGGTCCAGCTCCAGTATATAAAAATTTATTAATTATATTCTCAGCCATTATACTAATCCACCGTCCGCGAATCTCGGTTCGGGTTTTTGTACTCTCGACATAATCTCATCGACATATTTATTCCAAAAAGTTAAATCGTAATTAATGTCTTCCATTTCTAATTCATCAGCAACTTTTTGTACAAAAGCTTTTGGCTCGTTTTGTAGACGATCTCTTACGTCTGATAAATTTCTAAATATAAAATTAACTTTTTCTTCATCGACTCCTGCTTTTTCTAAATCATCTACAATTCCATTATTAATTTTTGTTATAACATTTCTAGACATTTGACCATAAGACTCAAAACCCATTGGTCCATCATTATAGCCTTCACCTTTCCACCAGTTTGGTCCGTAGTTTGCTATGTCATCATCTAGATCAGCTAATGCTTCTTGTTTTGAAATTGTGTCTGCATTCATATCCGCGGCACGCGCTAAAGTAGTCGCGGCTCGTTTGCCTTCTGCAACGTCTTTAATTTTTGCAACGTCCATTACATCTTTATTCTTTATTCCCGCTGCGCGCATCGCTTTCATAAAGCCAGCTAGATCGTCTCGTTTAATTTCTTCTGACATTCCACCTTTAGGGTATAGTGAACCGAGGCCTTTTCTAGATTCTTTAACCTCTTCAGCAATTTTAGACATTTCTTCGGGATTAAATGATTTGTTAAATTCTTGTTCTAATATTTCATCAAACTCAGACATACCTGTCTTAGCTTTGTTTTTAAGTTTCATCGCTTTTTCTATTTCTAATAATTCGTCAAAAGTTTCATTACCTCTTAACGTAACACCAAGATGTTTTTGCATTGCTGGATAATTAATTTTTCCCGTAAACATACCACCCATAGGCATAATAGTTTCTCTTGGGTCTACACCTTCAAGAGTTGTAACGTTGCTTGGAGCGTTGTCTTGGAATTCTTTTAAAATAATATCACGTTCTTCATCGGTAACTGACTTACCTGTTGTGTTAAAATAATCTGTAACTACATCTTGAACTTTTGCAGCCCCTGATTTAATATCGTCGCTAAATCTTAATAGTGTTTGTAATAATAATCTGTTCGCCATTAGTAATACGTTCTCTCAGTTCGCGGCAATGCATTATCTTTTTCGTCTTCAGGGTGAGATATAAATCCTCCCTGTCTAAAGCGCATTATCGCTTGGGTTGTACTGTCCACCAAATCATCATGATCTCCATAAGGAAATGATGCACACTCTTCAATAACCTCTTCTGCGAATTTTTCATCCGGCGCCCAAATTTGTCCTGACTCAAAGAGAGGGGACACAGCGTTTACTCTAGCGTGTTTATCTTGTCCTTTGCTAGGAGTATAGTTTATAACAGGAATACCCATCTTACGCAATTCATAAGTTAAAGGTAATCCAGATGCTTTAGACTCAATAATAACTGTTTCAGGGTTCCAATATCTATACTGTTCAAGAGCTTCTTTACGAAGTTCAGGAAACTCTAATCTATCTTTAAATGCATCTAATAGTATTAAATTAGCAGGTGAGTCTTCATCAGGGTAAAATACACCCCAAGTCGTAATAGCAGAATAGTCGGCAGTTTCTTTTTTAAGAAAGGCTGTATCATAACTTTGAATGATATGTTGTAATGGAGGTATACTAGGTTTTTCCCAAACCTTCCACCATTCACGTTTGATCAACGATCCTTCTTCAGCTGTTGGATTTTGCATCCATTGTGCATTCCATTTACCGATAGAGATAGAAGCTTTAACTCCTTCTAGTTCATCTAGCTTCCAATACTCTGGCCACACAGGTTTTTTACTTGGTAGGATTGCTGGAAACTCAATAACTTCCCACTGATCTGATTTTAATTCTTTTTGATTCTTTAACAACATCCCTGTTAGATCTTTCATATTCCATCGTGTCATTACAACTACAATCGCTCCACCGGGTTGTAAACGTTGTCTAGGTCCTGATGTATACCAGTCATAAGCTCGCTCAAGAGCTGTAACATTCATTGCATCTTGCTCCGAGTGTGGATCATCGATGATAAGTAAGTCCGCACCACGGCCCGTGATTGCAGAGCCAACACCGGCTGCGTAGTATTCACCGCCCTGTTCGGTTTCCCATTTACCAGCTGCTTGACTATCCTCTCGTAATCTTGTTTTAAAAACTTCTTTGTACTCTGGTGAATCCATTAAGTTTTTAGCTTTACGACCGAATCGTATAGCAAGCTCCGTGGTGTGTGTTGATTGAATTATTTTAAGATCAGGCTTACGACCCACCATCCACGATGGTAATAAAAATGACGCAAACTCTGACTTCGTGTGTCTAGGTGGCATATTAATTATAAGCCTTTTAATTTTACCTTGTGCGAGCTTATTAAATTTGTCAGCAATTTTTTTGTGATGCTTGCCCTCGATAAACTCTGGCCATACGTGTCTAACAAATGTTAAAAAATCTTTGTGTACTTTTTCTTGTTTGGTTTTTTCATCTAGCTTCATTGCTAGTTTTAGAAATTCTTTCTGCGCGTCAGGCGGCAGCTTGTCAATGATTTCTTGTTTCATAAAATTTTTTGCAGAATTTTTTTGGTTCTGTTTTCCCCTCATTTGGTTTTTACACCACATCTACGTCTAAATCAAACAGTAAAGGTCAAACCATTGGGACCCCTTTTTGTAAACGGGTGGGTGGGCCCGTAGTTAACAAGCATATTTAGGGTTGTATTGAGACCCCTACACTATATGTAGGGGTCTACAACTTATTAGCTATGCCATTCAGATGGTATTTTATTTGGTATGTAGATTGCGTCGCCTACGATTACATCAGCGGCGCCGTATTTATCTGCGTACATCTTAGACGCAACTTCATTGACAGGTTTATCTTTTAACTTGCCCTCCTCATCAATGATTAATATGCCGTCATTAACTTGCACGACTTCAACCCAACCACCCACGAACTTTTGAGCGTCTGATAGTGACGGGTCATCTTTTTTTGATTGTATTTCTTTTACAGTTGTCATAGTTTTTCTCCTGTCCAATCATCATAAGCCTCGGGGTTTTCTTCTTTGTCCGTTGCTTTCATTTCCTGCCAATTTGCATTGCATTCTGCAACCCATTCATTATGGATATCGTCGCCACAATCAATGCACCATTTTTCTGCATTGTCATTAGAGTAGCTTGACCATTGGTCATTTGCCGTTTCTTCGCCACAGCTGTCACATTTAGTTTTAGTTGTCATATGTATTTATCCTTTCTATATAGGAATTTATATTATTCTGCTGTATTGTCAACCCTTTCTTTTATTTCTGTCGTTGTATAATTATAATTACCGTAACGACTCTCGTGCGTTACTTTCTTAGGATCTTCGATCGGTGTTTCGAGTGGCTCGGTTCGTGGTGCGATTGCAACAATACGTTCTATGTTTGCATTAGCAAAATCATTGTAACAACTATTGCTACAAAAATATTTGTAAAAGGTTTTCTCGTTCCACGCGTCTTGCTTAACCTTACGAGTTCTTAAAACCTTAGAACCTTTAGAACCTCGCACACGATCTTGTGTGCGAGATTTGTGGCAATAAGTTCCGTGGCACCAATAATGTGTACTCATTAATTTCCACCTACTGCAATTAATGTGTACTTACCTTTGGCAGTTCTATAACCCTCGTTTGCTATATCATAATAAGTCAATAGCTTGTCGCCACCTTTGCTAACCCATTCTCTTGAAAGATTAGTCCACTTACCTTTTCTAAAAATTATGCTTTTGTGTTTCTTTGCATAATAAGAAATTGTAAATTTATCATTTATTTCTAGTTTCATATATATCCTTTCTATTTGTTATATGTGGGATAGTATAATATCCCACATATTAGTCAAGCCTTAATTCAAGGCTTGTTTTTCGTATTGTAGTCTTGCCTTAATTTTATCTTCTCTAGTCTGATTTTTATTTTTCATACCTTTAATCATAGACGCAAGATTACTAGGATTGTAAATTGTCAAGCCAGTCGAGTTAGTTCTAACTAATTCTGCCTCGTCTAATTTTATTCCTAGTTCACTAGCAAGTTCGATACCCTCGCTTAAATATCTGTATGCTTTCAAGCCAATCTTTAATTGGTCTGTCTGCTTTGTGATACTATCAATCCACGTTTGGTGTTTTGATACCACGTTAGCTTTCGCCATTCGCCATTGTAAAAAGATTTCATATTCTTTTTTAGAACAAGCTATTGCTCTACTTCTACAATGAGAAGTTCCAATCACATCAAGATGAAAGTCTGCATTAAAAGTTTTAGTCATACCAATATTGCCGTCATCATCAGAATAACCACTATTACTCTTACCTAAAAACTTATTGTTTGCGTCAATATGTTTTGTTTTATGTGGGTTATCGTCTTTGCCATTTTGTTGTGCAATTATATCTGGGTTAAGACCTTTCTCTTTAAGTTCTTCCCTATAATATGCGTGGGCAAAATGCACACTATCCTCGCCACTACTATAACTTTCATTACCATTTAGATTACCAAATAGTCCAAAGTCAAAGTGAGATTGCGTGTCTGTTTTATCCCCGTCCTCATCAACATCTTCCGAGTGAGAAAAGTAAAAGCATTTATCTTTTGCTACTACATCACACGGATCGCCATACTTCTTTTTAAATACTCGTAAAGTATTTACATCTTCCGTAGGGTAAGACCTTTCAACAACTTGCTTTGCAAGTTCAAAAGCACTTTTCTGACTTTCATTAAAGTCCTCTCTTGATTGTAGAAATGCTTGTTGCTCTTGCGTTTCTTCTTTTTCGAATACATCTTTTATTCTATTGAATAACTTGTTTCTGTATTCGGTGTTCATTCTTATTTTTGCTGACATTGTTTTTTTCCTTTCTATTTATTAATACGTGGGAATTTATACTAATAGTTTTAATTGTCAAGTCATAAATTAATTTCTATTTCAGGTTGTAAATTTTTTTATAGGGAGGGTGGGCCCGTAGGTCACAAGCTTATAAAAAAATAAAAGGTCCTTGACATAGTTCCCATAAACCCCTATATAGAGTTAGGTATTACAGCTTTGGCAAAGTAGGGCTAGTCCCACGCAAGCTGTAGTCCTTTCGGGTCAATGGCGGAATAAACTAATATTACTAACTTAGCTTCGTCCCGCCCTTGAGCCCAGATCCAAGGAAAATAAAATATGGGGGAAACCCGAATAATCCCCAGGCTATATGAAAGCCGAGTCCACGGGTGGATCTGGGGTCAAGTTAGGTTGGTTGACTGAAATCGCGTCCCCTAACTTGGCCACTTTAGAATAATTCTAAATTTTTTCAGTGGGGCGCGGGCGGGTGGGCCCGTAGGTCACAAGCTTACAAGCTCAAATTAATAGTTGACAAGATAGCTGGGATATTGTAGGATGTATTTATATCCCGTTTGGTGGTATCCGGATAAAAAAACTCAAACCACCATAAAACAGAAAGGAAAAAGATGGATACTAAAACATTAAAAAGAATTGCTAAAGCGTTAGAAGAACTAATCGCTTTGGTGAAAGAGGACCTGAAACCTAAACGTGCCAAAAAGAATTAAACACAACGACTTGCTGCCGTGGTTCACGATGGACCACGACCAGCTGCCGGCTTCATACCTGAAACACACAAAGAAATTTTTTAAAGAGCTCAAACTCAAAGGGGGGCGGGTGGGCCCGCAGGTCACAAGCTCGCAAGCAAAAAAAGTTGACAAGCTGACAAGCTTATAGTATGGGATATTATAACAAAGAAAGGATATTATGAAAATAAAAGAAGCAAAAACAATTACCGGATCGATGACAAGAACTTCAAAAATGCCGGGCCTAAGTTACAGCCTGCCAGCGTGGGAATGCAAAACAGGCGCGAAGCTTGTCAAGATCCCTGGCAGCGTATGCGCTGGATGTTACGCAATGAAGGGGAACTATACCAGATACCCTGCTATTAAAGCAGCGCAATATGTGAGACTGAAGGCCATCACTGACCCGCGATGGGTGGGGGCGATGGTTGCACAAATTAAAAGACAGAAATTTTTTAGATGGCACGACGCCGGCGACATACAGAGCGCGGACCATTTACAGAAGATCTTCGAAGTGTGCAAGCTCACGCCAGCAACGAAGCATTGGATGCCGACGCGCGAGGCGCAATTCTTAAAAGATGTAAACCCTGAAGAGGTTCCAAAAAATTTAATCATTAGAATGTCTTCACATATGATTGATCAAGGCCCGGTGAGCTTCTGGCCCTGGACATCTACAGTAGGATCTAAAACAAGAACCTGCCCGGCCCCGGATCAGGGCGGCAAGTGTGGCAGCTGTAGAACCTGCTGGAATAGAGAAATCCCAAACATAGAATATGGCAAACATTAAAATGCCAGCTCATACAAAATACGATCACATCATAACCCGAATCCACAACGAGTGGTGCAGGGAAAACGGTTACCCGGAGCGCAAGCCCTCAAGCAGAGTGCATATGGCCGGAAGGCCACGAGCCAACAAGCAAGAGGCAACGGGCGGGTGGGCCCGAAGGCCACAAGCTAACAAGCTAACAAGCTAGCCGTTAAGCGGTTCGCGGATCAACAAGCGTTGGATATGGTCCCAAGCCTGGGCAACAGGCGGCGTATCGCGGTGATCTAACAGGAGACCGTGGATCGATTTACTCTCATAAAGTTTTACCTTCCCTTCAAGAGGCTCTTGAAGGAGGATAAAGTTCCGATTGGTTCTGGTCATATGGAATAGTTTTTGATGTGGGCTAAATGATACTTTTGGAGATCTAGCAATTTTAAGCTCAACCATAAAAAATCCACAGCTATCGTGATAACCAAGCAAATCAGGCACACCAAAAGATGCCCAAGATTCCAGTCTAGTCCACTGAATTTTAGGTGTGTTTTTCTTAAGTTTTTTCCAAAGTTTTGTTTCTGCTTTCACCGGAATTCCTCCTTGCTAACTACTACATATTGGGGTAAATTACAAGGATGACACAACCTAAGAGATTAACAGATAAACAGATCAAATTTGCAGAATTACTGGTTTATAATGAGGGTAAGATGTCTCCAGCAGAGGCAGCCTATGAAGCCGGTTACAAGACTAGAGCAAGAAGAGCTGCAGCAGAGATGCGTAACCCTAAATATTTCCCATTGGTGGTTAAATATATTGGCGAGTTAAGGGCAGAAATAAGGGAGAAGTATGGCATTACATTTGAGAAGCACGTATCGGAGCTGGCCCAGATAAGAAACAAAGCTCTGGAGAATAAAGCTTGGTCAGCAGCTGTAAATGCAGAAGTTGCTAGAGGTAAAGCAGGTGGTTTATATGTAGATCAAAAGCTTGTGATGACCGGCAATATAGATAATTTATCTGCCGATGAGATAAAAGATAAGCTTAAAAAGATTATAGACGATAATAAGGAAATAATTAATATTACGCCTGAAGATATCGAATTAGATAAGCTAGAATTGCAATCAGAATCCAACCCTGATTCCCATTAACAATAAGATTAATTTTACTTAATATTTTTCTTGGTGACTTTTTTACTAGTGACCATTTGTTTGTAACTGTCTCGTACATTGCCATTTTTTTCTCCTTGTGGATTTGGCCCTCGTAATGGTGGTAGTTGACTCCACTTTACGTTAGGCATATTTTTAGTTAAGGTTTTATTTTTCATTTATTTTTTCCATCTTGATTATACACCCTTTTGGAAACACATTTCTATCACTAAATACTTCTTCTTTCTCATCATAAGAAGCAAACGTCCATAAGAACTTGTTTGTTTTCTTATACACATACGCTTGTGTAATCATAACACAACACTCAAACTTATCAAACTCATCTACTGTTGCGTGACCCGCATCGCCGGTGATGTCCAACCACCTAATAGAATAAAAATAATATCTCTTCTTGTTAATGATTGCGTGTCTGTATTTAGATTTTTTAGGTTTTCTCATAATCATCTTATACTGTATAGGGAGATTTTTGGGCAAAAAAGTTTTTATGAAAACAAAAAAATCCCCGCGCGCCGAGTACATTTGCAATAAATGTT